AAGAATAACAACGGGCGTGTTTATTCCAAGTCTATTTTGGAAAGAGAAGTTACAAGGATTGGAGATGCGATGAATGAGAGACGTTTACTTGGTGAATTAGATCACCCAAGCCATGACGCTGTTAAACTAACTAATGTTTCGCACCTAATCACCAACCTTAACTTTAAAAATAACGAACTTGTTGGTGAGTGTGAACTACTTGACACTCCAGCAGGTAAAGTTGCTCAAGCTTTAATTGAAGGCGGTGTAAAAGTCGGTATCTCTTCTAGAGGTATGGGAACTTTATCAGAAAATGCAGACGGAACTAAAAAGGTTAATGATGATTTTAGATTAGTAACATTTGATTTAGTCGCTGATCCCTCTACTAGAGGCGCTTTTCCTGGAGTTTCAGAATCTACTCAATCCACTTTAGTGGAGGAGATTGTTAAAGATACTCTTGATAAAGCAGCAAAAGAAAAAGTCTTCACAACTCTTCTTAAGGACAAATTAAGAGAGAAGTCCGCTGAATTTGCTACTCAAGATCCAGGACCCATGGCTAAAGGTAAGCCTGTGTTGGTTAAGGTGGGTAAGAAGAAGCCTACTGCGGAAGACCCCTTCCGTAATTGGGAAGATTTTTACGGAGCCTACACAGGAAAGCCAAGAGTTAAGAAAACTAGAGGCTATGATGATTTTGATACTGTGACTGCCCCTGAGAAATGCTACGAAAATAAGTTCGCTGCTCTTAAGGATGCTTTAACAGAGAATAAAAATATTTCCACTAGACAAGCAAAAAGAATGAGAGATGCGGGTTCAGTCACCGTAGGTAAGTCTCTTGGAGGTAGGTTAAAAGACACTATGGCTAGGCAGGGCTTTTTAGGTAAGAAGGCTGCTATAAAGGCAGGTAGAGAAGAGGGTAAGATGATAGCCCAGAAGGGTCCGTTAGGCACTAGAAAGTCCCCCTACAATAAATAGAAAAATTTAGAAAAAAATAGCCTCTTTTTTTAAGAGGTGTACATACTTATAGACACGGAGTTTAAATATGAGTAAATTCGATAGTATTTCGCAGCTTCTTCCTGAAGGATTAACAGAGGAGACGGTTTCTGAGATCGCCACACTTGTTAATGAGGTTATTTCAGAAGAGGTTGGGAACAAAGTTAAAGATTTAGAAAACAAAGTTCATGGTTTTCTTCGGATGAAGATTGATGAGGTAAAATCTCATGCCATGAATGAGCTTGAGCAAGAAAACGAGACATTTAAGAACGCTCGCATCTTTGAATCACTTAAGGCTTTGATGGCTTTAGAGCTTAATAGCGGTGATGAAGATAATGCAGTTTCACAAACTAGAAAAGAGTTTGATGAAATTCAAGAAGAGAACAGTGTTCTTATTAGAGAGTTAAACTCAGCATTAACTGAGTGCTCAAAATTAGAAAACACCTTAAGGGTTTTATCTGAAAAGGTAGAGATTCTTGAGGATGATAAGGAAAACCTTCATGAGGCTGTAGTGGCTTTAGAAGAGTCCGCTAGGCTTCCTTTTGAAAGTAATGAAAAGGCAGTCGTTATCTCTGATCAAGTAGATGAAGAGATACACAAAGAAATAGTTGAACCTCATGATGGTAATGAGTTTATCAACGAAAACATGATGGCTTTTATGCCCTTTAAAAAATAATTGGAGATTATAGACAATGGAAATTAACGTCAATGGCGATGTAGCCAACGAAACAGTCCAGAAGTGGTCTCCTGTATTGGAAGGAATAGAAAGCGAGTACACAAAGAGAGTAACTGCTCAACTTTTAGAAAACCAAGCAAAGGCAATCATCTCCGAAAAAGTTCGGATGGATGAGGATGTTGCTCAGGGTATCGGTGGAACAACCACCACAACCCGTCTAGGTGCTTTCCAAAAGTTTGCGTTCCCTCTTGTTCGTCGCGTCTATCCTGAGCTAATCGCCAACAATATCGTTGGGGTTCAGCCCATGCAGGGTCCCGTTTCCCAGATTTTCTATCTTGGAAACTCACGCAGAGATGGACTTGCTGGTACACCCGAGCAAGCAATTTACAGTAAGTACAACCTCACCTACAGAGGTCTTACTGCTGGTCAGATCATGGCAAGTGGTACTGGAAACTTCCAGACCGATGGCACTGCAACTGGCCCAGGTCTCCCTGATGGAGCCCCTGGTGTAGGATTTGATGTTAGTGACATCATGAACGCAACTTCTGGTGCGCCTTCAACCACCGTTGGTGGTAAAATCGCTGATTTCCCAACACCTGGGAAGATGCGCGGTGTAGCTACTGGTCCTGCAAGCCTTCTTGGTTTCAACGTCTCCGCTGGTGAGCGTCTTGAAGGATCTGGCATTCCAGAGATGATGTTCAACATCGAGCAGCAGCCCGTTGCCGCTCGTACACGCAAGATGAGAGCCCTTTGGACTCTTGAGGCTTCTCAAGACCTTCGCGCTTATCACAACCTTGACCTTGAGCAAGAGCTTACCGACCTTCTTGGTAAAGAGCTTCGCCTTGAGATCGACCGTGAAATCGTTGAAGACCTTAGAATGCTTGCTTACGGTGTAGGCAAGATGGGTGAGTTCGGTAACGCTGGTACTGATGAAATGTGGAATGCAAGAAGCCTTGACCAGTCTTACGCAGGTGATACAGGAACTAACTTAAAGTTTGAGCCTGATTTCACTGGCGCAAGCAGCATGGATTATGATTTCACAGGTCGTTACGCTCATAAGAGACCTAAGGATTACGACAACGTGTTCCTTATTGATTTCTCAGACAGCACTCTTGGTTTCGCACCACAGCATGTTGGTCACGTTTACGCTAACCTAATGGCACTTTGCCATAGGGCAGCAACCGATATCTACAAGTCCACCCTTCGTGGTCCTGGAAACTTCATCGTCACTTCTCCAACCGTTGCCGCAATGCTTCACGCAGCAGCACGAATGGAAGGTGGTGTTCAGAATGTTGACGGTCCCACAAACATGAACGGTGCCCGTGTTGAATATCGTGGTAAGCTTGGTGGTCAGTTCGACCTCTATGTTGATCCCATGTATCCTGAGAACGAGATCATGGTTGGTTACAAAGGTGCCAACGCTATGGATTCTGGTTATGTATATGCACCATACATCCCACTCCAGCAGACACCTACCATTACCGATCCTGAGACCTTCCAACCCAGAAAGGGTATCATTACCCGCTACGGTAAAGCCGCAGTTGCTCCCGCATCAAGATTCTACAGAATCATTAGATTGATCGGTCCAACCGCCAACTACCTCTTCACACCATTCGTCGCTGTGAAGAACAACTCCTGGGCATAATAATCTTTAGGATGTTTTTACGAGGGTGGGGGAAGTTTTCCTCCACCCTTATTTCTTTTTTAACTATATATAATGTACAAATATCAAAGCAAATGTAAGTTTAGGATGCTAACTACTATAGGAGATAAGATAGTAGAAATTAGACCTAAACAAATCATTGAGTCTTCTATAAAGGTAGATAACCATTACTTGGTTCCTTTAACAAAGACAAGTGATGTTAATTATAAATCACAAAAGAAACAAGAAAAGAAGGATATAGATAATGCCAGACTACCAAGTAAACGAAAGAACGACCCCTCAGATACCCCGCCCCAAGCTTAACGGTTATGGAAGCAGCGATGGTATTTACGGAGGTGATGAGCTAACAGATTATGTCCAGCAGGGTGAGATTGATGCACCAAAACTTAATCGCTTAACTCTAGAAAGTGCAACAGAATTTAGCAACTTTGAAACAATAATAAAAGATTATGTTTTAGGAATGCTTGGATTTCCTATTGTTAGAGTTGAGTTAACTGATTTTCAACTAAAGCAAACAGTACAGGAATCAATAAATAGATTAAACTACCATGCGCCTCTTTGGAACTTACAATATGCTTCCTTTGATGCCTCTGCTGGGCAGAACATTTATGAATTACCTTTATACATGATTCAAAATTTAGAGTATGTAGCCTATAGAAAAACCTTGTTAACTATTGCTGCTCAAGCAGGAACGCTAGAACAAGATTTCTTCATTAAGTACTTCCAAGATAACTTTTTATTTTCTAATATGCAAGTAGGTGAGTTTTATTTACTGCAACAGACATTAGAAATGTATAGAAAGATATTAGGTGGCGACGGTGGATTCAATATTGTTGGAGGGAAGTATCTGCAAATCTATCCCTCTCCAGCGATCACACCTGAACGTGTAATCATAGAGTATAGAGCTATTGATTCTAATACAATTTTACCTGCGTATCTCAATTGGGCTCAAAGATACGCCTTGGCTGTGGCTAAAGGTATTTTAGCTCAAATACGAGGTAAATTTGCCTCTGTTCCATCCCCTGCGGGAGGGGCTACATTGAATGGACCGCAACTAGCACAGGAAAGCCAGCAAGAAAAAGAAGCATTAATCCAGGAATTATTGTCAGAGATTGAGGAGCCCCCTGCTTTTAGCACATACTAATGGTTAGAAAGAAAGAATTATTTGGAGTAACGACTCCTATGCCTCCTATCCCTGAAGTGGACGGGAAGAGTCAGCTATCATTTTTTGATCAAGAGAACGCTGATATAAACTTATTTAACCTTGTTGATGATGAGCTAATACGCATCTCTGGATCAGAGCTTTTGTATTACAAGTATTACATTGATCGAGATTACGATGAAGTATACTTAGAGGATAGATCAAAGAAAATTGCGACTGATCCTATCGAGGTCCACGGTCATTATGAGCCTAAACCTGTAGAACAAAACCTAACTGAGTTTGGTTTAGAGTTAACTAATGATCAGTTATTCGTATTTAATAAATCATATATTACCCAGAAGATTTCTAGGGTTCCCCAGGCTGGTGACGTTATCAAGCCTAAATTTCAAAATCAAAGGTATGAGATATTTGAGATTCAAGAGGACAGCTTTCAGTTGTATGGTGTTTATCACATTGTATGCGCTGCCAAACTCCTACGCGAAACAGAGGATATCGTTGACGAACACCTTACCAAAAAGAGTGAAGATGTTGGAGGCTACTTAGATCTACAATGACACAAACTAATATAAGAACTGTAACCACCGAACAATCATTTAAAATAACAGATACAAATGCTTCAAGTTTATCTGATTTTAAAGGCTCTTCTAGAACTGCTCAACAATATTTATTAAATTTAATGTCGCAAATGGAAGGGAAAAGTGTTGTCCCTATTAATGCCTACAAAGAGATTGTTAGATTTTTAATCGCAAATTTTGATAAGATGGTTTATCTTAATAACGATTTAGAAAAAGTTGAGGTGAAGTGTAGATACGGAAACCCTGAAAGAACAATCGCAAAGCTGAATGAGCATGATAACATTGTTCTTCCTATGATAACTTTGTCCCAAAACTCTGTTGTAGAGGCAGACACCAGAAGAAGAAACAGTAGCCTTTTAATCCAGAGAACTTTATGGGATGAAGAATCTCAAAGAGCAGAAAGAATTGTAAGCTTTTGTGACCGTCCTGTGACACTACAATATGATTTGAATGTTTGGTGTAAATATATG